TTTGACTTACTCAGGTGAGTGATGTTACCCATCTCTATAAATAACAAAACCCCAAAGAACGTATGCGCCCGTTCAAAGGGGAATTATTAAACCTTAAATCAATAATATGTCTAACAGTAATGATGCGCATGAGACAAATATATTTAAGATGTGTTACAAATTCTACCAATGTTAAAAACTATTTTGGCTGTTGAAATCTCAGCACAGTAATGTATACCCAAAATGGTATCCATACAAAGCCTGTAAATACCACACCCATGTAAGCATACCAATGGAATGAAGATAGGTGTCTCTGATGTCTGTAAATGTTTAGGCAGAGTATGCCAGTGTGCAGTAGGAAGCCTACTAAGTAGATTATTAATAGTGTCATAGTTTTTTACGTTTAGCTCTTCTTTTCTTTTGTATTGGCTCAGGAGTGAGCTCTAAGTTAGTTAATTCTATCAGTGCTTGAGCTTGTTCTAATTTATTTAGCTCCTCTTCTAACTGCTTCTCTACATCATCTACGTATTTCTTAGCACATGGACCGCAGCTTGTGCCAGGGTAATCTAACTTAGTGTACTTCTTTCTCAGCTCTCCAATCACTTTCATATCTTGGCTCGTTACCTGATTCTTACGCTTTAAAGATTCAATAAAGGCCAGCATGTTCTCAATTACTAATCTATCATTTAAGATAGGCCATTTCTTAGCTGGGCAATCTTTGACTGCATACATTGCCAAGTGATCTATAGGACAGCCACATGGCTTGAATAGATGCCCATTAAGCTCAGTTGGTTTAGCGAATGGATTAATAGCATTAGTAGGAGGCCCACACGTCTTATATCGCGTGTTAAATACTTCGCAGTTATTGCAGATCTCAATCCTCGCAGCGTAGTTTTCTTTAGTCATATTTGTAGTGAATTTCTAAGTGTTACTTTAGCTTTCTTAATTGTACGGTAAAGATAGTTCAAAGGTATGCCAGTCTCTTGAGCTAACTCTTGGTAGCTGAAATCGTCTAAGGCATAAAGAAAGAATAGCTCTCTCTCAAAGTATGGCAGCCTGCTGATAAAGATATCTAACTGCTCATTCTCAAGTCTCATTCCTACACTCTTGTTAACATCATCTATGATATCATCTTTCAAATCGTTGCGTATCTTTTCGAATCTTAAACGAGTATAGTTAAATGAGCTATTGCTGCAGCGTGCAGATAGTCTAATAGCATTGCTCACATAGTTATTGAGCTTACCTCGGTTATGGATATCCTGAAGCTTATCTTTATCACTCTCTAAAATCTTAAGCAGCGTATCGTGCAGCAGCTCATCGGCCAAGTCTAAGCGCGTAACAGTAGCTGCTACTCTGCGCCATTCGGGATAGCACTTATTTATTTCTGAGTGCCAGGTATTCATCTATTACTTGTTTAGCTTCATCAAAGCTCTTGCATGTAACTGCATGGTAGCCATTGTTAATAAGCTTTGCTTGCCAATCCTTTTGGCTTTCGCTCATTACACCCTTACTTGTTTTCATCTCTATTGCTAATCCAAAGAATGGGCCCTTAGCGTTGTAGATAAAGATGTCAGGAAAGCCTTTTACGTACCCTGTTTTTTTCATCTTCACCGCCTGCTTCATGGATGTACGAACACCTCCCGCGCTTGCACAATAAAGCAGCCAAGGATATTGAGCGTTCATGTAGTTAATAACAGCCTCTTGAATTAGAGCCTCTTCGTTCTTCATGTGCTCAAAATTAGTGTATTAACTTATCTGCTTTCAACATCTTATTCACATACTTATGCACATAGTATTAAGTGTGATATATTTGACTATCCATTTTAGCTCTTTGGTTTGAGCTTATATTGATTATTTGATTATCTGAGAGAGCTTCACAACGGTGAGGCTCTTTTAGTTTAAATAAAAGCATACTTAGTGTAGTTCCTATTCAGCTCAAAGTAAGCTCGCATCATTATAGCATCTGCTATATCGGGAGAGATTCCACCGGTGCGCTGGCTGATAGTATCTTTTGATGTTACTCTTAGCTTTCCTTCCTTATCAGGATCTACTCTCCTAATTAACTCAAGCTCTTTGCAGATATCTTCTTGCCATTTAATAGGAAAGGTAATCTCATTCTTATCTATGAGCTCGCCTAACCTAAAGTAACAGTCTGCTTTTAAGTTCATGTACTGAGTGCCTCTCACAGCTTTACTGCCATTCATAAATTCCCTGCAGCGTAGGCTGTCAACGAGACCTCCCCCCACCCCATCAGCATCTGCCAGCACGTTAGATAGCCTAACACTATACTGATTCATTAAGCGCTGTATCTCTGCCTTAACTTCATCTTGGCGCTTCTGCCTAAGCACTACTATATCAATACAGCTCAATCCTTTCCATACACAAAGCACTGTTCTATCCTTTCCAAGCCGAGCTATATCTGCAGTAATATATCCCTCACCTACATTCATAGGCTCCCTAAAACAGCGCATCAGCTCATCATAAAGATAAAGTCTATCACTGCTGTTATCAAATTCCCAGTCTCCTTCTAAAAGTCTCTTTCTATCTGCTTCGGGTAATCGGCTTAAGCTTGTAACATAAGCATCCGGTAAGTGTATATTATCACCTGGCAAAGCCTGCACGAAAGCAAGATGCTGAGGTAAATTCTGATTCTTATAAGGTAGATAGAATTGGTTATAGATCCATCCCTTAGATGGGTTACAAGTTAAAAGAATCTTAGGCTTTAATCCAAATTCATTTAGCTTATAACGAATACGTGAGCAGACTACACTATAAGCCTTCTCACTAATCTCTGTAGCTTCATCCAAAAATACATCTGTGAGCTCTAATCCCCCAAGGTCCTGATAATGTGGATCTGAGGGGTAAAATTGCAGGTCAGCTAAGATAATTTCACTACCATTGCTGAACTTAATGATATGGCTCTGCTGATTATAGCTAAAATCCTCTCCTGCCTTAAGGCCAATGTCATTAGCTACCTGAAAGAATGTATTCATGGTAGTTTTCTTAAGAGTATCTAACTTAGCTCGGCCAATAAGTGAGCGTGTACCTGGATATTTTAAGCGTCTAAGAATCTGCCACATGCAGCCCAGCATAGTTTTACCTCCTCCTGCTGCTCCTCCATAGAGGATTGTTTCTACTTGTGAATCTGCTGATAAGAATTTTAAAGCTTCAGATTGCCTTGTTAGTGGCTTAAAATTGTAGTTTATTTGTCTCTCCATTGTACAAAAGTAGGTATTACTAATGTAGTGTCAATGGGTTTAGTTATTCTTTCTAAATCTAACTGCAATAGATAAGCGCCCAAAGGTTTAGGAGGTCTCATGCGCTCTACGTGAAAGCCCATAAAGCCTTCATCATATTCCTCTTTATAAGATGCTGTACGAATGTGATGCACGTATCTCATATTGATTCTGTAGCCTCCATTTGCAGCATAGCATAACTCCTCTACCATATCAGAGTGATGGTAAAGTTCATGCACGTGGCCTGCCCAAATGCAATCAGCTCCATCTATCATTACACCCATACGGTTGTTTTGAATTACTCCCTTTGTAACTACTCCGCCTCCGCCTGATCCATGGTAGTATTTAGTTTTAAACACCATCGCGCTCTTCTCGTTTTTCATTACTCTATGAATCCACCACCCACCATATCCACCTACTAATACATTAGTGCCAGCTTCTCGGTTAAGGCCACTAACAAAGCGCTCTATTAAATCAGTTTCACAGTTCTTAATTATTGCAGTTTCATGATTACCATATCCTACAAATATCATTAAATGCGCATAAGGCTTAAACCAATCTATAGCAGTGTTCACAAGTGCATCTAAATAATTTGCTACGTTGTGCTCCGGTAAGATGTCCTGCTTACTTCTACGCGGATCGTATTTACCTTGCATGCAGCAAAATAAATCTCCATTAACAGCAAAGCTTATGTTTTCTGCCAAGCACTTATCTAAGTGAGCCTTGAGTAGCTTTCTATCGCAATGGGGATTATCCCAGTGCAGGTCGCTCATCAATAAGAATTTATCTCCACTCTTGCAAGTAGTGATTATGACATTTCTACCCTCGCGATATGATGTAATCATTTGTGATTATGTTAGATTTTAACTCCTGAAAATTCTTTTTGAATTGGTTATAAGGTACATCTATTACTATTGCATTATCTATACCCTGCATCAGCGCTAACGTGCGCTCTCCTACGTAGTATGTACCATCCTTTCTAAACTCTACTTCAGCCTGGATGCCTACGCATTGGCGAGCATCAAACATAAAAGGAATATCCTCAGCATAAGTAGACTCAAGGCCTATATCTTCTGAGTAATTCCACTGTATAATTGTGCAGCTGCACAGCTCAGGTAACAGCTTGGCATTTAAATCTATTGGCTCCTTCTTCTTTCTAAATAGATTCATAAGTAAAGGTTAATAAAAAAGCCCAGCGTAGTGCTGAGCTTTTAAAGTTAGTTACTAACACCTATTTGTTAGTGGAAGAAATGACTAAAATAAACTAAGTTGTGGTTTAATAGCAATCTCTTTACCTGGTATTGGTATCTCACCCATTGCCATCAGAATACCATCAAATCGGCCATTGTAGTTAGCTATGATTAAAGCTTGTTTCATTTCCGATTTAACTAATGCTACAGCCTCTTCTTTAGATGAGCTAACATCTTCCTCTTCCCAAGATAAAGGCCTGCTAATAGTTGTACTTATACCTTGTATTTGATATGTGCGAGCATAGCCATTTTTATTCTTAGCTATTTCATAGTTAGCTAAAACTCCATCAGCTTTATACCACATTGTATCTGCATTAGTACAGTTACCATCTTCATCATAGATATACTTACTCATATCTTGCCCTCCCTTATCTCTATCTTAAATAGCTCTTTAAGTATTTCTATCTCATGATCCTTAAAGTTGCTTATGCCTTGCTCTCTCAGGCAGTAGTTACTTTGCTCTATACCTAATTTATACGCAAGATATTCTTGGCTGTAGCCGTAAAAAAGCCTATAGCATTTAATGCTTCTGTGAAATGATATCATAAGTCTAATTTAATTTGGTTAGCAGCATATCTCATAAGAGTTTTATTGACTAAACTATCATAGTATTTCTGCATACCATCCCTGGTAGCTTGAATAGCTTGAGCTCGTTGAGTTAAACTTTCAATCTGTAATTGAATCTCGCCAATTATACTGCTCTGCCAAAAGCCATCAGAACTGCTACAAATACCATGAGCTCCAGTATGCCTTAGCTTGCTGATAACTTTTCTTACTGTTACTTCAGTTAAGCGTGTAGGCTCATGCTGTTTTTCATAGTAATCATTAACAGCTTTTGCTAATACTGCTGCTGTTTTTGGTGTGTCATTTAATAACTCCAATACCAATGGAGCAGCCATCTGTTCTAATTCAGTTAATGGCTGTGTGTGTTTAGAAAAATTCTTAATCATTTTGTCCTTTGTTTATTTGTTTAATAATGTCAATGTAAATTAATCTACTCAGCTCTATCTTTTGCAAGCCATCAAATTCAGCCTGTGCGCTTTCGCCTAAGATAACTTTATTAGATGCCTTAAATTTAGCCTCTACTTTCTGCTTTGCTATATCTTCAAAGCGTGCCCATACATCAGGCGCCCACATAGATTTCTTATAGATGCCTTGCTTAAAGAGGCGCTGGCAGTTGTAAGGTGCAGATATTTCTACCCATATCTCTTTACGCTGATTCCATCTATCCACATCAGCGTACAAAACATTTACAGGATCAGTAGGCTCAGGTCTTTTTATCTCAGCTTCCGGTAATACAAGCGCCTTGTTAAGCTCTCGCCATACCTTAGCTTTGTATTCCTCATAGCGTTTAAGGACATCGGCCATAAAGCTTATGCTAAATAGGTTGAATGCCTCCACTCTTTCAAAATCTTTACCTATAGCATTATAGAGAAAAGCATTCTGCCAATCTTTAATTGATGTGCTCCTATAAGTGCTTTGTGTAAGTTGCTGTAATAGAGTTACTTCTATATCAGATGGTAAAGCTTTAATCGAATTGATTACAGCAGCTTGAGCTATCAGCTCTCTAAACTCCTGCTCATTTAACGAGTGTAGCTTAGGTGAGCTAACGCACTCTACTATGTTCTTCTCTTCAGCGCTTAGTGAACGATTGAAGCTCTGCTGTACTGATGCGGCCAATTCTTTGCTCATCTTGTGTGTTTTTAGTTTGGTTTATCTCACGTGCTTTCCACTGATCAGCAGCTGCTCGCCAGCTCTTCATGGAATTTCTGCCTACCTTCCAACCGTTAGACTCGTAGAATGTATAAAAGCGCTTGGCTAATACTACATCTTGCGTATAGTCTATGATGTCGGATAAAGATGGTGGAGTGAATTTGGTAGAGGTAGAGCGCTTAGATTCCAGCGCTTTTACCCTCTCTTCAAGCGCCTCTATGCGCTTTAATAAGATTGTCATCATTTGGTTTATTGATTAGTGATTAAGCAAATATAGAAGAAATCTCTTCCACCATGGCAACGCTACAGCTTTTTTTACAGGGTTACTCTTTGGCATATTAACTAATCCGAGCATATCAGTATCTGCTTTTGATGCCTGAATCTCACTGTAGTATTTATTCTTTGCCTCAATAAACTGATTAAACTTATCTTGTCTAAGATGCTTCATAGCTTCCCACTCGCGTAAGCCTACCTTTTTAATAATGCCTACCTCTCTCATAAGCTGCAGATATTGCTTGCCCATTCGTTCAGTTCTTAGCGCTGCGCTTGGAGTCATACCAGCGTTAACTAATACGCATACTCTTTT